CTGGAATCCAAAAGATGAAAGGCTTATCATGCAAGTTGACAAAATTCAACTTGATAGAGTCCTCTCCTCCCTTGCATACGAATTACCCTCCTTACCTCGTCTCGTTAAACATGAGATTAAGTATAGAGGTTTACCAGGTTTTGTTTCTACATTTAAGAAACTTAAATCTTGGGCATTCCAAATATTGTCTGGGAAACTGGACTATAGTGAGGAATGGTTCGTCACTAAGAAGTACTTGGGTGTTTCAATCCCAATTCGCTTCAAAGTCGTCTTCCAACCCCTTGTTAGGGCAATTACCCGAGGTGATTTTAACACCATAAGGTTCTTGTTATCGGCGCTTAACATCTATCATATCGTAGATGGTCCTCACGGTCCTGAGATCACAAAGCAAATCCAAATTGCTACTCAGGATGCACCCACTCTCACCCCTAATATGGCTTTTTACTCTAAACTGCTAGAGCAAGTTGCATTACTTACTCTTCCTCGTTGTAGAATCCCTTCTAAACGCGGTAACCAGTATCAAACTGGTCAAACAGTTGCTATTCGCCCTGGCGTAAATGGAACATACGCCCAGTGGATAGCTGCGGGTGGGCCATATTCAGACCTGGAGGAAAAGTTACAAGAAATCAGGGAGCAAGAGAATTCACTCTCTGGTTTTGATGATCCCTTATTCTCAAGATATTTGGAAATTGAGAAATCAAGGAATTTTATGGGTAACTTTTCAGTGGTTCCTGATACTGGTGGTAAAACCCGATTAATTCTCATCGGGACTCCAACCGTGCAAGCACGGTTAAAGCCACTTAAGGTATGTTTATTAAGCATACTTAAAGAGATACCCACCGATTGTACCTTCAACCAACAAAGCGGTGTTGAGTTTATTAAGACTTCAATTTCCACAGGTAAAACTGTGTACTCTGTAGATCTTAAAGACGCAACTTGGAATTTTCCGCTTTCGCTTCAGGAGGTTATTTTAAAAGTTATGGGAGTTCACAAGAAAGACCGAAATGTATTATTTAGGTCTCAAGCCTTTTCTAAGTACCATAATAAATTCTTTGGTATAAAGAAAGGTCAGGCGATGGGCTTAGGCCCTTCGTTTCCTCTGTTCTCCTTAACTCATAATCTAATCTTGTGTGGTATGTGCAAATATCGTGGCATCAGACCCTTTTCTGCTTACAGAGTTCTTGGTGATGATGTTATCATTAATGATGACACATTATATCGGGAATATGTGAAATTCCTCGAAGAATACCAGGTCCCCGTTTCTTCCAGTAAGACTTTTATTTCTAGTCATATGGGAGAGTTTGCAGGAAGGGTTATATATAAAGGAGTTGATATAACCCCAATAAAGTGGAAGAGATTGACTTGGGAATCAATCCCTACACTATACTGGGAATATCGACGACTTCATAAGAATATACCTGATGCCCTTATATACGGACGAGGTTCCAAGATGGCCTACGACGTTCTAAGTCCACTTAGTATTAGACTAGGTGGTCTTGGAATTCATAGGTGTGACCGATTGGCCTCTGCTCCTAGGTATTCCAAACTTAGGTGTGGATATATTCAGAGTCTAATCGAGGGCCTTCTTGTTAAGCGTACAGCTTTTGGACGTTTAGCTCTCAAACAACCCGAACTTAATATCGGGCCATTGGAGCCTTACGTTACAGCTGATTACTTGCGTGAACTTGGTCGTAGACTCACAAGCTACAACGTAACCTCGAAGTTTGGTATCCTTCCATACATTGTTCCAGATACAGCACGCTTTCTCTCACAAGTTGGAGAGGAAGCTGTGTTACTACCTGAAAGGGTAGGAAAGAACATTGATCCCAAAACGGGACTTCCGAGGCGAATTGCGTTTAAACGCTACGCAAATAATAAAGATTGGAAGACTTTGCAGAGAGTGTATCTCTCAGAGGAGATGAACGATGTCAAGACAACATCGAAGACATCTTCTGAAAGTGAAAACACAAACCGCTTCAATGACTTCTTTGAAGTCTAGTGGTGAAAATCAATGTCAGCAAGGTAACAAGGTACCCTCTAACAAAGGGACTGAGTTGACTAGTCCTGTGAACCCATCGGCAGCAGAAAGATCTACTGGTGGAGGGATTCAAGATTTAACTATTAAAGAAGTGGTCTCTAACTTAGGTCACCTACCTAAGGAAGAAACTAAGCCTTCAGATGATGGTTGGTCAGGCTTGATTATGG